AGACGGTCATGCTGCGGCCTCGCGCTTCCGCTGCCGCTCGTCGCGCTCATCGGCACGCTTGGCGCGCGCCAGCGCTCGGGCGACAGAGCCGGAGTCGATGCCCGTCTCGCGGGACACGTGGTCCACGGCGGCGCGGTGCTTCATGCCCTTGGCCCGCGCGTTGAGGTAGATCAGCTGGAGGTCGGTCACAGGCCAGCCACCTCCCCGTCCAGCCGCGCGAGGTCGGCCGTCAGCTGCGCCGCGTAGTCGTGGTCGCCCATCACGCGGCACATCGCGATGCCGATGCGCTTCTGCGCGATGTTGAACTCCAGCAGGGCGCGCTCAGCGCCCTCCATGCCCAGCACGTCGGCAACCGCGGCGAGGCATTCCGTTCCTACGCCGAAGTCGACGGCTGCGTCGACGATCAACTCGACGATCGCGACCTGCCGAGCCGTCATCTTGATGATGACCGACTTGTCGCCATCGCGGCCGGACCGGAGCAGCTGCTCGTAGGTGTGGCTCATGCTGCCCTCCTCACGTTCCAGCCCGCCAGCTGCCAGGCGTGGTGCTCGCCACCGAGGCCATAGAGCAGGCCGATGCCGGTGCCGACGTACCAGTCCTCCGGCGTTGGTCCGGCCTCGGGCACGGGCATCGGGTCGTAGTTGCGGTTGAGCTCGCCTTCGTAGGCGTCGTGGTCGACCGTGAGGAAGAGGAACGCGTCCATCTCCTCGGCGTGCCGTGCCTTCGTGGTGCGCTCGCGGTTGCGGCGGACGACCTCGGCCGGTGCCTTGCTCGCGACGAGCGTCGTGCTCCAGGCATCGCTCATCGCTTGTGCTCCGTCTTGATATTGAGCGCCGTGATCGCCGCGAGAATCAGCGTCACGAGCCACCAGCCGCCGACGTTCGCCGTGCCCGCAAAAGCGCCCAGACGATGAGCCAGATGAGGATCACGCCGTCACCTCCTCGGGCTCGTTCAACTCGGCGAGCGCGACGTCCCACGGATCGACTCCGCCCGCGTGCTGGTAGTAGGGGTCTTCGCCCGCGTCGTCGTCCGACCAGGGCTCGTCGTCCCACCACATCAGTGGCTCCCTTCGGTCTGGAGCTCCGCTGCTTTGGCGCGAGCGAGCGCGCGCTCGACGACTTCGTAGGTGCGGCGCGTCGGGTCGTAGGTCAACCCGAAGATGCGCGCCAACACCGCTAGATTGGCGCCGGAACGAGAAAGGGCGAGCAGCCGCGCATCGATCTGCACGCGGAGCTCGCCCTCTAACGCCGTCAACCGGCCACGCCGGTAGACGGAGCGCACCTGCTCGACTGTGAACCCGAACTCGGCCTCGATGCCCTTGAGAAGCGCTGAGGCGTCGACGTATTCGTCGCCCTGAAGGACGCCGCGATGGGCTGTCAGCCCGCCAGTGCTATCGCCATAGCGACCCTTGGCGTGGGGCTGCGCCAGCGACCAGCCGCCCTCGCGGGCGAACTCGGCAGCCTGTGCCTCTGCGACGCCGAGCGCGACGAAGCGCCCTTCGACGTTGGGATCACGGGAAGCCGCGCGCCCGGTGTTGACGCCACCAGGCGGCTCTTCCATCAGCTCGCGGAACTCGGTTTGCTCTCTCACCGAGTTACTGGCGCGAGCCGGGTTGATTGCCCGGTCGTCCTCGCTGCTCGGCTGGAGCTCTCCGCGAGCTAGGCGCTGGGAATGGCCAGCGCTTTCAACGGACTCCGGGCCTTTCGCAGGCCGCGGATCCGGTGTATGGTCGGTCCCTCCAAAGCGCGCTTGGCCCTGGGGACCACTGTTTTGGACCGCGGTTGCACCCGCGGGGTCCGCTGACCGTTGCACCGGTCACTCCCTTCTGGCACCTGCTTCGGCAGGTGGCCGGCAATCTCGGGACCAGGGCTAAGCCCTGTGCACGTCCCTGGTTTAGTTAGTCGCTGATGCCCTCAGCGCCCGGACTGAGCTTCCGACTCCGGTCCGGGTAGACCCGTGTCCTCGGCGTTGCTGCTTCCGCTACCTACCCGCCCTCACGAGGGGTCGCGGTCAACGTGCGCTGCCTGGTCGCGGCGAACTAAGGCGCGCGAGCTTGGTCGGGTCGAACGCGCGCCGGTAGACGACCCGTCGCGCCGAAGATGTCACGACGCGATAGGCCACCAGGCGCCAGAATCACTTTCGCGTTGCCGGGCCACCATGCGAACGCGCCATCGTGGTGACCACTGCCGTCCCCGTTAGGTCGGTGGCGCTGTGCCCGGTGCAGCCGGTGCGCTCGTGGCCCGCAGTGCCCAGGGACGTGATGTCGCGGCAGGTTAGGCCGCATCGCTGCGTTCGCCTTTGCCACGACGGGCGACGCCGTCACGCTGACCATCAAGGTGGTCAGGACCAGGCGTCGGAGACTCGTGCGTGCGGCCGCAGCGGTCAAGGTAAGAGCAACTATCGCGTTTCCCCTGGTCCGCGAAAACCCCCCTTCCGAGGGGTTGAGTTGCCAAGAGTCCATTTGCATCAGCTTCGATGATCTGCGCGATCAGCTGTTGCCTTGGCGCGTCGTATCCGGCGAGCTCGGCCAGCTGCTTGCGGTCCAGAAGCCGTAGCTCCTCGTACAGCGCGGAGGCCCGCTGCTCCTGCGCGAAGTCGCGCCGCTCGCGGGCCTCGTTCATCACGCGGGCAGCACCGCGCTGCGCGGCTTCACCTTCGAGCGCGCGCAGCGCCTGCTGCACCTGCGTCCCCTTGTCGAGCGAGTGCTTCATCGCCCGTACACCAGCGTGCGATGTCCGAGCGCTACGCCGTCAAGGAACGCTTCGATCTCGACGGTCGTGTAGGTGCGATCCCATCCACGGCCGAGCAGCGTCCAGCGGAGGCCCGGCATGTTGCCCTGCACATAGAAGTCGCGGATGATCCCTTCCCCGACCAAGGTCTCCAGCCGCTCGTGGATGCGTGCCCGTCTCATCATTGGTTCGCGACCCACTCGAGCAGCGCCCGAGCGCCCTTCACGTTCTTCGGCGTGACGAACAGCTTCGCGCGGCCGGACTTGAACCGCTCGCCGTCGTCGCCCTCGAACATCTTCTGAAACCACTGGGGCGCGCCCTCGACCAGCGGCGTCGCGAAGTCGAGCTTCACGCGCTCGGTGCCTGGGATCGCGTAGGCGAGCGTCTTGCCTTCGAGTTGGAGCCGGGCGTAGCCCTGCTCGTCGTAGTTGCCGACCAGGTCGATCGGGCTGGCCGCTAGTTGCTGGAGGATCGCCGTGATCCTCGCCTCGTTCCGTGCCATGTCAGTCCTCCTTCGTGAGTTGACTTCTGTCGACATCGGGGAACGGCCGCGGCCTCTTGACCTCAAGACCGGGGACGCTCCACTTGCCGATCAGCTGCTTGTTGCCTTCCATGGCAACACGAATCAAAGCCGAACACCTCATCGAGCGAAACACCCCGGCTGCGGAAATGTCCGCTATTTACGGAAACTTCCGCAGTTCTGTGCAAGACCGTCGATGCATGCTGAACGCCCAGCAAGTCCACGAACATGGGTTGCAAATGGGGTATCCGTGGTCGATCGACGAGCGTCGAACGTCGATCGTCGAGCTAAGCCCTTTGAAGCGTTAGACCCTTCTGAGCTTCAGAGCTCAACACTCTCTAGCGGTCGATCGTCGCTCATCGCTCGTCGGTCGTCGCTCTGGCATGAGCGATGTGTGCTGGCTCGCGAAGAGGCTCGCTGGACGAGGGAACACGCGCGCAATCAACCCGGCGCCCGCCAGTAAATCGAAGAGAGGAACCAAACAGGCCCACCCGTTGCTCGCCCGCGCTGGCTTTCGTGCCTGCGGGGAATCGCCGGATAGAAGCGCCGGTGCGGGTGGGCCTTTTCTACGTTCCGGCTCGCGGGCGCCGATGAACCGAAGCCCGTTCCTTGTGGAGTAGCTCAGCTGGTAGAGCGCCCGGCTGTTAACCGGGAGCGCGCAGGTTCGATCCCTGCCTCCACAGCTATGTCCTTCTGGGACGAGTACGACGAGGATCGGCCGGACAGCCTCACGCCGGAAGGCGAAGCGATCCGCGCAGCTGCGCTCGCAAAGAGGCGGGACCGACAGCGGGAAGGGGATGACCGCACGCCGGTCCCTGAAGTCGAGTTGCCCGTCGAGGCAACACCCAAACCCAGCCAGAACGACCTGAGTGGCGTCTGCGACTGGTGCGGGATAGCGAGCGACGACGTGCTGCTAGGCGTCTGCGCCGACTGCGCGTGAGGGGTCAGCCGTGGAAGAACACCCGATGTACGACCTGTCCGATCCACCGCAGCTGAAGGTGGTCGGCTGGCGCGAGCGTCAACTCGAACGTGCCGGGATGCCGCTGCTCAACGCGCGCCTGTTGGCTGCGCGACGAGACATCGACCTGCACGAGGCGCTCGACATGCTCGGTGCCGGGTGTCCCCACTACCTCGTATCGGAGATCCTTCTGTGACTCAACATCGTTGTGTCAACGGCACGTGGCAGCCGGGCAAGACGAGCCACTGCGAGACGTGCCAGGAAGCTGGCCGCAAGCGTCCCGTCAAGGTCAAGCGCAGGTGCGAGTTGTGAGAACGTGCCGCGCGTGCGGCGCCGAGTACGAACCGGGCCAAGAGCCCGATCCGTGCGTCGGCATGCTGCCCGCGCCTGTCGTGTCCGCGTGCTGTGGCCACGGCAACCCGGAGCACGCCTCGGTGATCTTCGGTGATCCACCAGACCGCACCTGCCTGAAGGGACCGGATGCCACGCGGTACATCGAAGCCAACCGTCTGCCCTGAGCCAGGCTGCCCGAACATCGACTGCCAGGAGCATTCACGTCCGGCGTGGCGAGACGTTCGCAAAAGACGCCCCCGGAAGGGGAGTGGCTGGCAGGAGCAGGAGCGCGCGAAGCGGGTGATCCGCAGGCACGGTGGCATATGCCATGTGTGTGGACTGCCCGGCGCTGACGAGGCAGACCACGTGGTCCCCCTCTCCGCAGGTGGAGCAGACGACGAGAGCAACATGCGTCCGATCCACGGCACGCCGTGCCACCGCAACAAGACGGCGCGCGAGGCACGAGGCAGCTGACCCCCACACCACCCTGCCGGAGGGCTCGTTCAGATCGGTTCTTCAACACCACCCCCGAGGAGGCCGGGTACCGCAGCAGTGTTCATTGCTGCCGGACGGCCGAGCCGGACGGAGCCGGACGTCGGGAGGTGGCGGGGAGTCCCCAGTTCCGGGCGACAGGCAGTCCCCTGCTCGCGACGACGAGCAGCGGCGCCCACGACCCCACGCAGTTGTGGTGGGGTGGTGCCCCTGCACGATCGCGCAAGGGCCGCCGGAGTCAGCACGGCCAAGAGCTAACGGGTCAGGGACTCCTGAGGACGAGCGAACGAATCAACGAATCTCGCGGCGCACACTCCCGCCGCCACGTATCCAGGAGGAAAACATGTCCGGTCGTGGACCAGCGCCGAAGGCACGCAGACAGCGCGCGAACACCCCAGCGCTCGGCGACTGGCGCCGCCTTGAGCCGCTGGCCGAGCCAGTCCTACCGGCGCTCTCGGACCTCGACGAACCGGCCGATGGTTGGCCCGCTGCATCGCGCATGCTCTGGGACGCGTGGCGCGAGGACCCGGTGACCGCGACGTTCAACGCATCGGACATCGCTCTGGCGGTCGACACGATCATGCTGCACGCGGCCGATCCGGTCGTGCGCGCCGGAGAGATCCGCATCCGCATCGACAACCTGGCGCTATCGCCGAAAGGGCGCCGCGATGCTCGTCTGCTGCTTCCGGAAGAGGACGCTCCGGACGACATCGCGGCCACCCCAGAGCCGACGCCGCTGCGCGTGCTGCCGGAGGCGAAGTGAGCAACTGGGAGATCGAGGTCAACTACCTGGAGTGGCTGGACGGATACGTGAGACTCGTCGCCGATGCTCTAGGACTCACGGACTGGACGATCCGCGTCGAGCGCAGGGACGACGAGGAATGCACGGCCGAGTGCGCCGCCATCTACGGCAGGCGCTACGCGACCATCCGGTTCGACTCCGAGTTCTTCGCCGTCTCGCCGGAGGAGCAGCGGGTCATCGTGATCCACGAGCTTCTCCACTGCCATCACGCGCCGGTCGACGAGCTCATCCACCACGTGCTTCCGACGGTGATGGCGCCGCCCCAGCACGAGATGTTCGTCGGGGCATACCGCATCAACATGGAGCGGTTCATCGATCCCGTCGCCGTTGTGATCGCCGGGCTCGGCGCGATCCCGCTGCCGCCGCCCGGCTCAGATGGCTTCGCCTAAGTGCCAGAAGTGCGGCGGTACCGCGTGGGATGACGATGGCCGTTGCGTCGCCTGCCACACCTTCCCGACGCTGGGCTACGAGATCGGCCGCTGGATCGAGGAGCGATGCGCCATCCCCGACCGCGATCAGGTCGGTGAGCCATTCCTCCTGACCGACGAGCAGTGGACGTTCCTCCTCCACTTCTACCGGATCAACCCGCACGCCAAGCACGATGCCGAGCGTGACCGCTGGCGTGGCGCGTTTCACTACAGCCGCGGCGCGCAGCTGTGTCGGCCGCAGAAATGGGGCAAGGGTCCGTTCTCGGGCGCCGTCGTCTGCGCCGAGGCCGCAGGTCCGGTCGTGTTCGACGGCTGGGACGCTGAGGGTCGGCCGGTCGGACGGACGAACGCGACGCCGGTCATCCAGCTGACCGCGCTCTCCGAGGACCAGACCGACAACGTGTGGATGGCGCTGCTCCCGATGATCGCGCTCGGTAACTTCGAGTCCGACATCCCGGAGACCGGCCTGATGCGCGTATGGCTGCCGGGTGGCGGCTACATCGAGCCCGTCACGAGCGCCGCCAAGTCGCGCCTCGGCCAGCGCGTCACGTTCATCGTCCAGGATCAGACCGAAAGCTGGACCCGCCACAACGGAGGCCGCGCGCTCGCCGACACGCAGCGCCGCAACCTCGCCGGGATGGGCGGACGCTGGCTCTCCACGCCGAACGCCTGGGATCCGGCCGAGGAGAGCGTCGCGCAGTACACGGCCGAAGTGGAAGCAGCTGCCGGTGACGTCTACAACGATGACGTCGAACCGGCGCCCGGCCTTTCCGTCCGCAACAAGGCCGAGCGGCGCCGCGCGCTGCGGTCGGTCTACCGCGACTCCTACTGGGTCGACCTCGACCGGATCGACAGCGAGATCGTCGCGCTGCTCCCGAGGGACCCGGCGCAGGCGGAGCGCTGGTTCCTCAACCGCAAGCAGTCGACCGAGAGCGCAGCGTTCAACGCCGACGTACTCAGCGACGGTGTTGATGAGTCACGCACCGTGGCCGACGGTGCCGTCATCACGCTCGGCATCGACGGTGCCCGGTTCGTGGACGCACTGGCCGTCGTGGCGACGGAGGCCAAGACCGGCTACCAGTGGCCGATCGGCATCTGGGAGCGGCCGGAGTCGGCGCCCGACGACTACGAGCACCCGCTCGTCGAGGTCGACGGCGCCGTGCGCGAAGCGTTCGAGACGTACTCGGTGTGGCGCGCCTACGTCGACCCTCAGTACATCGAGGGACTCGTCGAGAAATGGCAGGGGGCATACGGCGAGAAGGTCGTGCTGGAGTGGCGCACGAACCGGCCACGGCAGATCGCGTTCGCCGTACGCGCTTACACCGACGCGATGGCGGCTGGCGACGTGTCGCTCGCCGACGATGCCGACTTCCTGCGGCACCTGCGGCAGGCCCGGCGCCAGAAGCTGAACGTCTACGACGACCAGCATCGGCAGATGCACACGCTCTCTAAGGATCGTCCCGACTCCCCGAGGAAGATCGACGCGGCGATGGCCGCGGTGCTGAGCTGGGAGGCCCGCGGCGACTGTGTCGCGGCTGGAGCAACCGAGCGGACCGAGTACCGGACCGCAGGCTTCTGAGGAAAGGCTCACCCGAGTGGCAGTCGACTTCGATCCCGCGATCACCTGGCTCTACGCGCTCTATCCCCAGCTGAAGGCGCGGGAGAGCGGATTCGACGCGCTCAACGACTACTACACGGGCGACCATCCGCTGCCATTCCTCACGCCTGCGCACGCTGAGAAGATGCGCTCGCAGTTCCGGCAGATGCTGGAGGAGTCGCGCTCCAACTTCATGCGGCTGCTCGTCGACGTGGTCGATGAGCGCCTCCAGGTCGAGGGCTTCCGGCTGTCGGCCGACTCCGACATTCAGTCCGACAAGGACTCGTGGGACATCTGGCAGGCGAACCAGCTCGACTCGCTCAGCCGTGCCGCCCAGCTCGATGCGCTGGTCAAGGGCGTCAGCTACGTCTCGGTCTGGAGCGATGCCGATGACGACGGCTACGCCGACATCGCCGTCGAGGATGCGTGCGAGACGATCGTCGCCTACACGCCGGGCAGCAACTTCCGCAGGCGGGACGCTGCGCTCAAGACGTGGGTCGACGGGAATCTCGAGCGCGCCACGGTGTACATGCCGGATGGCTGCTACCGCTTCCAGCGCAAGGCGGTCAACCTCGAGGAGATCAGTGGCGCCGGGCTCCCGAGCTGGGCTTCGCTGACGGGCGCCGACAGCTACGCCGGAGCGACGGCGCTGTCCGGGCAGGTCGGCAAGAACCCGTGGCTGCCGATCACCGACGAGGAGCCCTACGTCGCCAACTCGATCGGCATCGTCCCGATCGTGCCGCTGCGGAACCGCGGCCGCACGCTGCTCGAAGGCGAGAGCGAGCTGGCCGACGTCTGGCCGATCCAAAACCAGATCAATGCGTTCAACTTCCTGCTCATGCTGGCCGGGTACTTCGGCGCTCATCGGCAGCGGTACGTCGCGGGCATCAAGCTGATGACCGACGAGGCGACGGGCAAGTTGAAAGAGCCGTTCGACTCGGCGATCGACAAGCTCTGGGCCTCCGAGAATCCGGACGCCAAGTTCGGCGAGTTCGGCCAGACCGACCTCAGCGACTACCTCAAGGCGATCGAGCAGAAGGTCACGCACCTCGCCGTCACCACGCGCACGCCGAAGCACTACCTCCTGCCCGAGGGTCAGGAGCCGAGTGGCGACGCGATCAAGAGTGCCGAGTCCGGCCTGGTCCGCAAGGTCGAGCGCAAGCAGGATGCGTTCGGCGAGTCGTGGGAAGAGGTCATGCAGCTGGCCCGGCAGTTCCAGGACCCGAACGCCGAGCCGTCCGTCGACAGCGAGGTCGTGTGGGCCGACGCCGCGACCGAGTCCGAGGCCGTGCGCACCGACGCCACGATCAAGAAGTACGCGGGTGGGCTCATCCCGAAGGAGCAGGCGCTCGAAGACCTCGGGTACACCCAGGTGCAGATCGCGCGGATGATGGCGATGGAGGCCGCGGAGAAGCTGCTCGGCCAGGTCGCGGCACCCGACCCGACGGGCAAGATCGTGCTCGAGCCCGGTGATCAGTCGATCGATCCGGGTGCGGCCACCGTCAAACCTCCGACCGTCCACGCGTGACGCAGCTCGACGAGACGTTCCGCGCGCAGCGCGCGCAGCTTCGTGATCGGGTCGTTGCTCAGGCGACGGCCATCTGGCAGGCGCAGCATGAGAATCGCAACCGCTACCTCGCGCAGGTGCTCACCGCGGTCGAGGGAGGGCAGCGCGCCATGGCCACCCTCACGTCCGCCTACCTGACGGCGAAGGCCCGCGAGACGGGGCACGTGCGGCACAAGGCGCTCGCGCTCAACGACTACACCGTCGAGAAGCTCCGCGACACGAAGGCAGTTGAGGTGTACGCGCGTCCCTACGGCGCCTTCTACGGGCAGCTGAAGGAGGGCGCAGACGAGGCGACCGCGCACGCCAGCGCGATCGATGCAGTCTCGAAGCTGGCGGCCACGGACATCCACATGGCGTACACCAAGAGTGCGGCCGACTGGATGGACGGCGATGCCTCGATCGGCGCCTACAAGCGCGTCCCGTCAGGCACGTGCGACTACTGCGAGGCCGCGGCCGAGGGTCTGTACCACCCGACGGTCCAGATGCCGATCCACGAGAACTGCGAGTGCGATCTCGAGCCCGTGTTCGGAGCGGCGGCTGTTGCGGCGACCGGCCTGGGCTTCCACTCAGGCGACTCGGGCGCTGTCGCGCCTGGCGAATCGGGTGACCTCGAGTCCCGGCTCGACACCACCGGGCCTGTCCCGGCACCTCCGAAGAAGCGGCGCCGCCGCGAAAGGAACTAGCTCATGGCTCTCATCCGCCTCAATCCGGAGAAGCCCTCGGACGCGGGCTGGGCCGCAACGTACAACGCGGGCCTGACCACGACCGACACCTTCCTGGTGCGCAACAGCGGACTCGTCCTGCTCCACGTGAAGAAGAGCGGCGCGAACGCCTGCACCGTTTCGATCACGCCGCAGAAGCCCTACCGCGGTAAGACGATCCCCGCGCAGACCGTCTCGATCCCGGCGACGAACGGCGACAAGTTCATCGGCATCCTGCCGCCTGACCTCTACAACGACGTGAACGGCGACGCCTACATCACGTTCTCCGAGGTCACCGGACTCACGATGGCCGTCCTCGACCTGGCGACTCCGTAATGGCCAGGACGAACGCACCCCGCACGCGCCTTCCGAAGGGCGCCTCGACCCTCCAGGCGACCGGCGTCGCTGTCGATCCGACCAACGGGCACGTGATCGCCGCGGTCACCGAGGCTGGCACGACCATCCTCGACATCGACTCAACCTTCGCGGGCGCCAAGACCTTCACGATCAAGGCAGGCACGCCAGGCGCGAATGGCTTTCCGCAGAACGCCGGGCTCGGCGACCTCGTGCTGTCGCTCAATGCGCAGCGCGTTCTCGTCCCGCTCGACCTGGAGAGGCACATGCAGCCGGACGGCACGATCAACATCGACGTGCAGGCAGGCGCGACCGGCACCGTCCGGGTCTACCACCTGCCCTACTAACGGAAGGAGCCCAGCCCTCGTGGCCAAGCACACCGAGAGCAAGAGGGGATTCGGCAAGTACGAGATCTCGATCGGCGGGGGTGGAGGCGACGGCGAGGAGCCGGAGATCTTCACCTACGACATCGATCCCGAGAACGACAGCATCGTCAACTTCGAGCGGCTCGAAGACTCGAAGGCGAAGGCCAAGGCCAAGCGGGAGAAGGCCGCGGCTTCGAAGTAAGCGCAACGGCGCGCGTTCAAGCGCCGGATGACTCCACCAAGGAGGACGAAGATGGCCGACGAGGCCACCGAGCAGGAAGGCGCAGCCACCGAAGGCGGCGCCGCCGACGAGGGAACGGCCTCGTCACAGGGCAGCGGCAGCGGCGAGAAGATGCTACCGCAGTCCGAGGTCGACCGCATCGTGCAGGAGCGCCTGGCACGTGCGGCCAAGGGTCAGCCGTCGAAGGACGAGCTGGCCGAGCTCCGCAAGGCGAAGGAACGCCTCGACGAGATCGAGGCTGCCAACCAGTCGGAGCTCGAGAAGGCGAACGCGGCACGCGAGAAGGCCGAGGCGAAGGCTGCTGAGGTCACCGCGAGGGCGCAGGAGGCACTCATCCGTGCCTCTGCCATGGCCGAGCTCGCCAAGCAGGGTGTCTCCAACGTGGATGGCGCACTGCGCGCGCTGGACAAGACGGGTCTGACCGTAGGCGACGACGGCACGGTCAGCGGCGTGGAGGAGGCTGTCAAGGGTCTCCTCGAACAGATCCCGGAGTTCGTCGGCAAGCCCCAGCCCACGAAGGTGGACCAGGGCGCCCGCGGCACCTCGACCAAGGACGGTCAGGTCACCGCGGAACAGCTCGAAACGATGAGCGCTGAGGAGATCGCCAAGGCGACCGCCGAAGGTCGCATGGCTGACCTGCTCAGCTGACCGACGAACCGAAAGGAGATGGCTGAATGGCCATCACCAAGTTCCAGCCGAAGATCTGGTCAGCGAACATCCTGGCCAACCTTCGCGCTCAGCTCGTCTACGCAGGACCGGGGATCTCCAACCGGGACTACGAAGGCGACATCAGCGCCTACGGCGACACGGTCCACATGGTGTCGTTCTCGGACCCGGCGGTCCGGACGTACACCAAGGGCGGACCGATCACGTGGGACGTCCTCACGGACGCGGAGAACCTGCTGGTCGTGAACCAGTCGGACTACTTCGCCTTCACGGTGGACGACATCGACAAGCGCCAGTCGCTGCCCGGCTTCATCGCCAAGGCGAGCCAGGGCGCCTCGTACAACCTCGTCAAGAACGCGGATTCGTACGTGGCGACCAACCTGCTCACCGCGGTGAACGGCACCGGCAACGACATCGGCCCTGTCTCGGTGACGGTCGCCGCGTCGGACTTCTACGGGAAGGCGTTCGTCGCCGCTCGGACGAAGCTCAACAAGGCGAACGTGCCGTACAACGACCGCTGGGCTGTCATTCCGCCCGATGCCACCGGCTATCTGCTCCAGGACTCGCGCTTCGTCGCGAACCCGCAGCTGGTCGGGCGTGGCGCGACGCCGCTCGGTGACGGCAACGTCTCCGACGGCTCGAGCTCGCCCACGCCGGGTCAGTCGGCAGGCGACAGCTTCATCGGCCGCATCGCTGGCTTCAACGTGTACGAGTCGAACACGGTTCCGGTCTCCGGCTCCGCGTTCCACTGCATGTTCGGCCACCCGATGGCGCACACCTACGCCGACCAGATCAGTTCGGTCGAGGCTCTGCGCCTCCAGACCGAGGGCTTCCTCGACGGCATCCGTGGCCTCCACCTCTACGGTGGCAAGGTCAACTACGCCTCGGCGCTCGCCCTCGCGACGGTCACGCTGGCCTAACGGACGCCTGGGTCGTCACCACGGCCTGGCGTCGGCCACGGGTCACGGAGCTCGCCCTGCTCGAATGGGGCTGGCTCCGTGGCCAGTTGGCGCCGAAGGGGATCAACCTCCAGGCGATCGTCGTCGCGAGCGACGTTGAGAACCTGGACCTCGCGACGCTGCACGGCTTCCACTCCATCTGGTGGAGCAACGAGTTCATGGGCTCGAAGTGGAACGCTGGCTTCGCCCATGCCGCCAACCACGGCGCGGACCTGTTCGTCCTGGCCGGTAGCGACGACTGGATTCACCCGACAGCTTTCGACCACTGGCCGCTGGGATGCGTCTCGACGGCCCGGTCACTGGACTTCGTCGACCTCGACCGCGGCGTCGTCCAGCACGCGCACGCCGAGCACCTCATCCCGTGGCTCGTCCCGCGCTCGCTGCTTGAGCCGAAGGGCTTCCGGCCATTCCCCGATCGGATGCAGCGCGGCACCGAGGCGATGCTCCGCGGCGCGCTCGGGATGCCCGAGATGGTCGAACGCGACGGCATCCCCGGCGTCGACTTCAAGACTTCCGAGAGCGTGTCGCCCTACGCGGGCGTCCGCAACTCCATCGGCGATGGCATCGAGCACGACCTCTCCATCCTCGCCGAGCACTATCCCGCGCACCTCGTCGAGTCTGCGCTTGACCTTTCGAAGGAGCACGCGTGACCGCATTCGCCACGAACGCAGACTTGGCAGCGCGCCTCGGCATCCCCCTCACGGCCGCCGAGCAGACGCGCGCCGACGCGCTCCTCTCGCAGGCCTCCGACATGATCCGCACGCAGGTGCGCCAGGAGGTCACCAAGCACACGAACGACGTGTGGGTGACGCGCGGAGTCTGGGGCAACAAGCTGCTCATCCCGCAGCGCCCGGTCATCCAGGTGACCTCGGTGCAGGCGCAGTTCATGAACGGCACGCAGTACACGGTCGACCCGATCACGTACTACGTCGATCGCGACGAGCTCGTCCGCTACGACTGGCCGCTCAGCTTCACGATCGGCAACGGGTGGCTCGGGCCGGGCTGGCAGCTCACAATCACCTACGACCACGGCTGGGATCCCGCCGCGAACCCGGTGCCCTACCAGCTGGCGCTCTGCAAGACGGTCGCGCTCGAGGCCGTCACCCGCGTGTGGGTCAATCCCGAGGCCGCCCAGCAGGAGATGATCGGCTCGGTCCAGACGATGTACCCGGCCGTCGGACTGATGCTGACGGACGAGGAGGAGGCCGACCTCACCGACGCCTTCCGCCGCACCGAGCAGACGGTCGGCCTCAGGTGACCGCGCTCGGCTCGCGCGTCAGCATGACGCACCTCTGCACGACGCAGCGCCGCGCCGCGGGGACCGACTCCTGGGGACAGGCCAGCGGCACCTGGACCGACCACCTCACCAACCAGGTCTGCCGCGCGTGGTTCGTCTCGGAGTCCCTCAGCATCATGCCGGGGGAGATCGCAGGCGTGACGACGCGCCACCTGGCGCTCCCGCTCGGCACCGACATCCTCGAGACCGACCGCGTCACCGACGTGACCTACCGCGGCGCCGTCATCTTCGAGGGCGCGCACACGATCGACCAGCTGATCACCTGGCCCGACCGGATTGAGCTGGTTCTCCGCAGGGCCGACTGATGCCCGGCTGGGGGAGGGTTGAGTGGCTCGGCGACCTGATCGTCGAGGAGACGATCGCGAAGGCGAAGGAAGCGATCGACCACGTGACCGAGGCCGCGGCCGACGACGCCAAGCAGAACCACTGGTGGTCGAACCGCACCGGCGACCTGGAGAGCAACACGTTCGCCGAACCAGCCACGCTGACGCCTGAGGGCACGGTCAGGGGTCGCTTCGGCAGCTCGATGCGCGCGGAGGGCTTCTACGGCCTGTTCCTTGAGCGCAAGACGCCGTGGCTCAGGCCCGCGGCCGACCGCCACTTCCGCGAGCTTCGCACCGTGCTGAAAGGACTGGTCCGATGGACGTAATCGGCGCGCTGCGCACCTTCGTGCTCGCCGACCCCGGCGTCAGCGCGATCACGACCAACGTCTTCGCCGGATCGCTGCCGCGCAGCGTGCAGGAGGGCACCGAGGCTCCAACCGCGGTCATCCTGCGGCGTGCGGGTGGCGGCAGCCTCGGCCAGACCAACAACTTCGGCGACAAGCGGATCGATGTCGACTGCTACGGCGCCAACGAGAAGGCGGCATCGGACCTCTTCGATGCTGTGTACGCAGCCCTCAAGGGCATGGGAACCATCGTCGAGAACCAGGTGCTGCTCCACTGGGCCATCTGCGTTGCGGACGGAACGAGCGGACACGATCCGCAAACGACGTGGCCCGTGTGCGTGGGCACCTTCCAGGTGCTCGCCTCCGAAGTAGCCGCGCTCTGACAGAGGGAGGGTCATGGCAAAGGCCAAGACCGAGGACGGGATGCTCCGCGTCAGGTTCGCGGGCATACCCGGTCCACCCGCTCGCCTGGTAGCAGGCGATGTGGTCATCGAGCAGGGTCGCGTAGGCGAACTGCCCGCAGCGCTGGCTCGAGAGCTGGCAGCAGATCCGCAGATGGGCGTCGAGCTGACCGACGAGCCCCTGACCGAGTCCACTGATGAGGTGGAGGCTTCGGTCGAGGTTCGCCCGGACGGCGAGGTGGTTCATCAGCACGAGAATCCCCCGGCGGACGAGCCGGAGAAGGAGTAAGGCATGGCCGCTCCGTACGAAGTCATCGCCGCGCCGCTCACGGTCTACGTCGCCCCGGTCGGGACGGCGAAGCCCGCCGTCAACGCGGCGCCGTCGGGCTCGTGGGTCAAGCTCGGCACGTCCGGCTCCAAGAACTACGGCACTAAGGGCGTCGTCGTCACGCACAACGAGACGATCGTCAAGTGGCGCCCGGCCGGAGGCACCGGACACCGCAAGGCCTGGCGGACTGAGGAGTTCATCTCCGTCGAGTTCGACCTCGTCGACCTGACGGCAGAGCAGTACGCCTACGCGCTCAACACTGCGACGGTGACGACCAACGCGGGTCCGCCTGCGACGAAGTCGATCCCGCTTCAGCAGGGCGCCGTGGTCGCGCAGGTGGCGCTGCTGGCTCGCGGCATCTCGCCGATCAACGAGACGCTCGGCGCGCAGTACTGGATCCCGATCGCGATCGAGGACGGCACGGCCGCTCCCGCGTACGCCGGGGAGGGCGCACCCGCGATGCTGTCCCTCAAGTTCGACTCTCTCGAGGATGCCACGAACGGCTTCGGCACCTGGGAGGAGCAGACCTCGTAAGAGGAGACCACATGACCAACCCCGCCACAGCGGTAGCACAGGCGGTGGAGGCTCTTCGCGAGACGGCACGCGACCACAAGCGCATGTCGTCTCAGCACAGGAAGGCGGCGCGCGACGCCATGCGCCGTGCCGCCTTCCTGGAGCGCCTCACCGACATCGGCATCCAAGTCCCGAATGAAGGAGACACAGATGGCCCCCGAGATTCTTAACTTCAACACGCTCGCCCCGGAGAAGCCGCTCGCGCGGATCCAGTGGGCCGATGAGGCTGGCGAGCATGACGAGACCTTCCAGCTGCTCGTGCCCGAGGAGATCGGCACCGTCCAGCTCGCCCGGATCAGTCGGCTCTACACGGAGCACGACGAGTTGTGGGAGAAGGCCGACCGCAGCAAGACCGAGGACAAGCGGCTCGAGAAGCTGAGCAACGAGCTCGCGCAGATCTTCATCCCTGACGCACCTGCCGTCGCCATTCAGGCGCTCTCCGCTATCGACAAGCGGGGACTGGCGGTGCGTTTTTTCGTCGGAGCAGGGCTGGCCAGCAAGAAGGCGCTGGGGGAGGATCTCGTGTCACAGCTGACGAGCAACTTGCTCGGCTCGCCCGGTTCTACGGAGGAGGAGCCTGGGAGTGGCTCAGCCTCCCCCGACCAGTCGTAGAAGCCTGCTGGGCCATGATGCCCAGGCTCGCCGCTGAGGAGGAGCTCCTCGCGCGAGCAGCCGCGGTCCACCCCTACCTCGATCAGAAGGACCAGCGGAAGCACCTCGCCCGGCTGAGTAAGGCCGCTGGCATAGACGAAGCACCCCGCAAGGCGACGAAGGCCGACATCGCGTCGCTCGGGATCAAGGTCGCTTAGGAGAACCATGGAGTCACTCGGCAAAGCCGTACTCGAACTCGTCGCGGACATCAAGCCGCTCGCCGCTGGCCTCGAGAAGGGGAAGCTGACTGCGGAAGAGATGGCCTCGACGACCGCCAATGGCTTCAGGGGTGGCATCACGAAGGCCGCGATCCCCGCAGCGGCGGCCGTGACCGCGCTCGTCATCGGCCTGCATAAGTCGGTCGACGCGGCCGTCGAGGATCAGCAGGCGCAGGCGCGTCTGGCCTCGGCGTACAAGGCTGCCGGGCTCAACGTCAACAACTACAAGGACGAGATCGAGAAGGCCGAGCAGTCGTCGGCTCAGCTCGGCTTCAAGTCCGAGGACGTGAAGCAGGCGCTCGGCTCCCTGGTCACGGCGACCGGCAGCAGCGAGCAGGCGATCAAGCTCCTGGCGAACGCCCAGGACCTGGCTCGCTTCAAGGGCATCAGCCTCGAGTCTGCGACCAAGATCCTGACGGGCACGATCGCCGGTTCGTCGCGGGCTGCGCGCCAGCTGGGCATCGACATCATCCCGGTGACGACCCACATGGATGCGCTCAAGTCCAAGACGGACTTCGCGTCCACCGCGGCCTACTCGGCGGCCAAGGCTCAGGCTTCGCTGGCCGACAAGCAGGCTACAGCGGCGAAGACGATTGACCTCGTCAACCAGAAGCTCGGCGGGCAGGCCAGCGCCTTCGCGGACACTGCGGCGGGCGCCAAGGACAAGATGGGCGCCGAGATCAACCTGCTCGAGATCAACCTGGGCAAGGTGCTGATCCCGATCCTGACCAAGGTCGCGACGACGCTCGCCTCGTTCACGCAGTTCCTGACGGAGCACGCGAAGGTCGTCAAGATCGTCATCGCTGTCATCGGCACGTTCGCCACGGGCATCCTGCTCTACACCGGGTACGTCAAGCTGGCAGCCGCGGCGCAGGCGCTGTGGAACGGCATCATGGCCGCCAACCCGATCGGCCTGCTCGTCATCGCGATCGCCGCGCTGGTCGTCGCCTTCGTCGAGCTCTGGCAGCACTCTCAGACGTTCCGGGACATCGTCAAGGGCGTCTGGTCGGACGTGACCGACGCGACGAACGCCTTCGTATCGTTCTTCACCACGACGGTGCCGAACGCCTTCGAGGCCGTCAAGGACTGGTTCTCGAACACGTGGACGCTCGTCAAGGGACTGATCACGGCACCCTTCTCAGCCGCCTGGTCGGTCATCTCGGGCATCCCCGGCGACATCACGGATGGCTTCGGAAAGATCAAGAAGTGGTTCATGAGCTCGACCAGCTGGCTCGGCAAGACGCTGGTCATTCAGCCCTTCTCGGACGCCTGGAGCACAATCAAGGAGATCCCAGGCAAGGTCACCGACAAGTTCGGCGACATCGCCCACTGGTTCAAGACGGCCAGCGGCTGGGTGACCAAGCGTCTCATCACCGGCCCGTTCTCGGACGCCTGGGACTTCATCAAGGGCATCCCTGGGGACATCAACGATGCGTTCGGCAAGCTCGGCGGCTGGCTCAAGAAGACGCTGGGCGCTGCCGCGGATGCCATCGTCTCGGTCTTCAAGGCGCCGATCAACGCGGTCATCAAGCTGATCGACTCGATCAAGCTCCCGAGCGGCATCCACATCAAGACGTGGCACGGGATCCCTGACGGCTTCTCGATCGACTGGACGTACCCGTTCCACATCCCGATGCTGGCCGAGGGTGGCATCGTGACCTCACCAACGCTGGCCATGATCGGCGAGCGTGGCGCCGAGGCCGTCATCCCGCTGGACGGGAAGCACGGAGTCGGTGGCGGGAACATCACGGTCCACGTGACCGGCTGGGTTGGCAGCGATCAGGACCTCGCGACGAAGCTCGGGCGCGAGCTCGAGGTTCTGAAGCGCCGCGGCACCACGTTCGCGATCACGTAATGGCCTACCCACTGTTCCGCGACCGGATCGCGTTCGCCTCGCTGCCGCTCGCCACCGTCCAGACGTACACCGACGTGACCGACCACGTCGAATCCCGATCGCTGCGTCGCGGACGCCAGACCGAGGACGACACCGCAGCGACCGGCACGGGTGGGCTCGTCCTGATCGATGACGACCGGCGCTACGACCCTGAGAACACCGTCGGGCTCTATGCGCCGAACGTCGTGCCGATGCGCCGGATCAACTCGCAGTGGTCGCAGGATGGTGGCACCACCTGGAACGACCTCTTCACCACGTTCATCGACATCGAGAACGGCTGGCGTCGGGACGACTCCCAGACCGGCCCGGCCACGGTGAGCGTGCCAGGCAACGACGCATTTGACCTGCTGGCCAACGCCTACCTCAGCGCCACGCAGACGTTCGCGCAGGAGCTCTCGGGCACCCGGATCAACAACATCCTCAACGCGATCGGTTGGCCCGCGGCGCTCCGCAACATCGACGCCGGGCAGGAGACGGTGCAGGCCGTCACCGCGGGCAACGCCAACAAGGATGCGCTGAGCCTCATCCGCGATGCCGAGACGGCTGACTCTGGCTACTTCTTCATCGACGCCTCGGGCAACGCCGTCTTCCAGGATCGGCACCATCGGCTGGTCAGCCCTTACACCGTGTCGCAGGCGACGTTCTGCGACGTGCCCAACTCGGCTGGCGGTGGCATCCTCTACGAGAAGGTCACCACGCGGCAGTCGCGGATCTACAACGACATTCAGGTGACCCGCGCAGGCGGGACGCTCCAGGAGGAGAAGGACACCACCTCCATCGCGTCCTACGGACTGCGGACGCTGAGCAAGCAGACGCAGCAGATCAGCGACTCCAACGCCGACCTGCTTGCCGGATGGCTGCTCGGGCAGAAGTCGACCTCGTACACCCGCTACGAGGAGCTCGTCCTCCGACCGGGCACGGACACGGCCACCTGGACGCAGGTGCTGACGCGCGCCATCGGTGACCGAATCACGGTGACCCGCACGCCATTCGGTGGTGCCCAGGTCGAGAGCGTCGACTGCATCATCGAGGCGATCTCGCTCGACATCAACGCCGGGATCGACGCCGTCTGCACGTGGCGGCTGTCGCCCGCGCCAGCCACGGGCTACTGGGTCCTCGGTGATCCGGTGAACGGCCTGCTCGGCAAGACGACGAAGCTCGTGTACTGAGGAGGGACCGAGCATGGCCTGGACCACACCTACCGATCGCGCGACCGGCTTCCTGGTCACCGCGGCCGTCTACAACGCCGAGATCATCGACAACCTGAAGTATCTCCACGGCGACGCGGGCACCGTCGATCTCACGGCCGGTGGCGCTGCGTACCTCGCGACGATTTGGTCGACCGGGCCGACTACCGCGAATGCTGGCGGGGGAGGCACAGTAGGCACTGCTCTCATCGGTGGGCGTCTGGTGGCTGTCAACAACGTGACGGATCTATGGTGCCGAATCTCGTTCACCACCGACACGCAATACCGTTTCACGGTCGATCAGACCGGGGCGATACAGTGGGGGCCGGGAGGGGCGACAGCGCCGGACACAACGTTGTCGCGCGGGGGCGCGGGTCGGCTGCATATCGGCTCGACTTCTCAGCGCGGCTGGCTGCGCACTTATGCGGACCTTGCGGCCAGTGCCGTATTCGAGACGCTGGTCACGACCGATACGACAGACCGCTTCTACATCGCTGGCGACGGCACACATAACTGGGGCAATGGCACGGCTGCGGTCGACACTTCGCTCGCGCGCTCGTCGGCGGGTGTCCTGACCGTCAGCAACAAGATCATCGAGGGCTACCAGTCGACGAGCGCAGGCCCAGCCACCTGGTCGCTCAGCCTCGCGAACGGACTCGTTCAGAGGTACAGCCTGACCTCTCCCGGGACGCTGACCGTCTCGCCTCCCGCCGCTCCACCGGCAGGCACGTCGGCTGTCATCCACCTCATCATCAACAACGCCTCTGGCGGCGCGATGACACTCTCGTTCGGGGGATGGCTGTCGCAGATTTCACCCACGGTTCCGGCGAACGGCTTCGGCACAACGTTCACGGGCGTCTATGACCCGGCCGTGTCCAAGTGGCTTCTGATCCACCAGTCCCTCGCGAACGTCCAAGCGCTGTAAGCGCAGCGCAACCCTGACTCAAGGAGCAGAGTGGACTACACACAGCTCACCATCGAGCAGCGCGTTCAGCTGCTCACGCAGACGATCGCCGAGCTCGAGTCTCGTCACTTCAACCTCACCTGCGACCTCGAGGTGGCACGCGCCCTCGGCACCGACGAGGAAGTGACGAAGGTCGAAGGAACCCTCGGTGACCTCGAGGACGCGATCGCCATCCACACGACCAAGCTCGACGCCATCCGGCAGCTGCTCGACGCAGTCGCCGAAGAGGCCGCGTAACCCGGCGCAGGCCGACAGCACTGTAAGGCGCGACTCGAGAGGGTGCGGAGATTCGACCGCGCGCCTGCGCCCAGCTTCATCTGAAAGGGGTCCACGTGACCAAGTTCATCGACGTCAGCAACAACAATGGCCACGTCGACTTCGTCGCTGCCAAGCGGGCAGGCGCCATCGGCGTGTACCTCAAGGTCACCGAAGGAACCGACTTCGTCGATCGCACGTACCTGGCGAACAGGGCCGCGGCCAAGCGCGCCGGGCTGCTCGTGGGTGGCTATCACTTCGCGCACCCGGCCGACAACCCGCACGCTGAGGCAGCGTTCTTCCTGTCGCATCTGAAGTACGAGCCTGGCGACCTCATCCCGATGCTGGACCTGGAGCGCTCGGCCGCTCCGAAGCCCGAAGGCGTTGTCAAGCCATACGCGCAGGCATTCATCGCGGCCGTCAAGAAGGCCCATGGCCACTGCGGCCTCTACTGCGGCTCGTTTTTCATCAAGGCGCACGGCCTGGCCGACCTCGGAGTGCCGCGCTGGATTCCCAGCTACGGCGCGAAGCCGAAGTTCTACTCGTACGCGGCGTGGCAGCTTTCAAACGGGGATCCGAAGTACCCCGGCGCCATCCTGCACCTCGACACGTCCGTCGTGGTCGACATGCGCGCGCTGCGGGGGACGCCAGCGCCGAAGCCCTCGCCGACGCCTCCACCGCCCCCGAAGCCGACGCCTAAGCCGAGGCCGAAGCGCCGGTACATCACCTACTGGGGCATGCGCGTCCGCGTCGGGAGCAGGCTCTACAAGTGGATCAGGCGCCTCCTGAAGACCGGACGTCTCAAGGCGAGCTGACATGAGCCGCAGTCACGAGGACGACAAGCAGACTCCGGCGCGGGTCACGCATCGGGACGTCTACGAGGCCGTCACCGATCTTCGGCACGAGATCCAGGAGGGCTTCGTTACGAAGTCCGAGCTCCGTATGTGGGTCGTGCTGGGGATCGTGGGTGGACAGGGGGTCGCAGCTGCCATCACAGCCTGGGTCACCCAGATGGGACCAACGGCGCAGGCCGTCTGGCTGTATGGCCGGATGAAGGGACTCGTCTGATGCTCAAGACGATCACCTCGGCGGTCGTGGCGCTCACGGCCACCGGACTGCTCTGGCTCTGGACGGCCACGCAGTTCCGCGCGAACCAGCATGACTTCGCGGCTCGCGTCGCCTATGTCCAGACCCACCAGAACGATGCGCTCCACTCGATCCTCTGTTACCTGGAGCGCCGCACCCTGGTCAGCAAGACGGTGCCCATTGACCAGAAGGTGCAGAGCGTTCACACGCTCGATCAGGTTCTCCGCGTCGGGAACCTGAGGCCGTGCGGGAACCTGCCGCACATCCCGAAGGGATGAAGATGAACCGTGCCAAACTGATCGACTTCGTCGAGCGTGTCGGCGCCACCTTCGTCGTCACGTTCGTCTCCCTGGCGTCGGTCACCACGCTGAGTGACATGACGCAGCTGAAGGCCGCGAGCATCGCCGCCGCGCTCTCCGCGGGCAAGTTCGCCGCGGTGCAGGCGCAGATGTTCCTCAACGCGAGCTCCAAGTCATGAGCCTGCTCGACTGGCTGCTCGCAGCTGCCTGCGTCGCGATCATCGTGCTCGCCATCCGGCGCTTCTAAGGCCGTGAAGGTGGTGCTCCTGCTCGCGTTCGCGCTGGCTGTCGCGTTCGACATGGCGTGGGGGCTGGGCGTTGGCGCGCAGTCGCCTGCGCAGAGCTACCCGCGTCCGCGAAGCGTGCCCGGTATCGTCGGCGGCACGTCGGCCTGGATCCACGTGAGGCCGGACTGATGACCACGCTCGCATTCACGATCGCCGTGCTCCTGGTGATGGTCAACATGCAGCGCGGTCGGGAGCTGATGCGCCTTCGACGCTGCGTCAGGTGCAACGCGCACCCGTGGGATCGCCACGAGAAAGACTGCCCGCACCGCGGGCGCTGGTAAGACGGAGGGCTCCCACGCCGGGAGCCCTTTTCGTTTAGGCGCCGTTGCCGTTGGCCGGGAGATCAACCTCGGTCACCCCGCCGACGCTTCGACCGACGAGCGTCACGTGCTGCATACCGTCGTCGCCCCTCGCCGCGACGCGGATCTCGCGCCAGACGAGCAAGAGCGCGGCACGCCGGTCGGCCGCTGTCATCCCGTCCCACTTGTCCTGGAGCGAGAACGAGAGCTCGGGCACGCCTGCCCGCTGGCGCGCCTCACCCAGCGCGGCGAGCGCAGCCTCGTAAGCCTCGCGGTACTGCTTGGCGGTCGGGCCGAACGCATCGCCCAGGCCGTCGACGGCCTCGGGCGTCGTGACCCAGTCCAGTCGCCGCTTCGCCTGGTCGACCTCGGCCTCGAGAGCGGTGAGGTCGGGCGCCGACCCACGCGTCGCGAACTCGTGCTCGATGGCGAACGTCTTCTCCGTGACGTAGCGCTCCAGCTTCCAAGCCGAGACGCTGGCCCTTGCCTGGCAGTGCTTCTTGTCGCAGAAGTAGCGCCGATAGCGCCTGCCCTTGTTGAGGGCCGACGTCCACGGGATGAGGTTCTTGCCGCACCCGGCGCACGTGGCGATGCCCGTGAGGAGCCAGCCTTCCTTGGAGCGCGTCGGGCGATGGGCCTCGGCCTTCTGCGCGGCTGCCCACAGCGCCTCGTCCACGATCGCTCCTGCGTAGTGCTCGCTGACCACGCCACCGTACTCCAGGCGTCCCGTCTTGAGCAGTGGGTTGCGGATGAGGGTCCGCGCGCCAGCCCGCGACCAGACGCGGCCGGTGGCCTCAGAGAGAAACGTGGCCAGGTTCGTCCAGCCGTCGCCATTGACGCGACGCTCGAACGCCTCGCGCACGACCGGCGCCATCTCGGGGTCGATCTCGAGGCGACGGTCCTCACGCACCCGGTAGCCGAGTGGCGGCTGAGCGATGGCGATGCCCGCGGCCGTGGCCCGCGCCGTCGCGTCACTGAACCGGGCCTTGGCCTGCGAGCGGTAGAGCTTGGCCACCTGGAGCAGCATGCCGAACGTGAACTCCCCGGTCGGCGTGTCGATGGCGTCGGGGATGTCGGGCGTGAGGATGACGCCTCCCGCCTTGGTGACGCGCTTGACCAGCGCATCGCCGTGGCCCGGCTCACGGCTGAGCCGGTCGAGCGAGTAGGCCGCGATGCCGCCGAGCTCGCCCGCGTCGATCGCTGCGAGCAGCTGGGACATGGCCGGACGGTCGGCCGGAGCCGTTGCGCCCGACACGTCGATGTCCTCGAAGGTAGGGCCGACCGCGTAGCCCTTGGCGCGGGCCAGGGCTGTGGCGCGGTCGACCTGCTCCTTCGGGCTATGGAACCGCTCGTCCTCGCGGTCGCCGACCTTGGAGACGCGGACGTAGATGCCGATCGGGGCGCTCACGACCGAGCCTCCCTCCGGGCCTTGCACTCGGGCGCGTTGCACTGGCAGCCCGACGCGTCGGCAGAGCCGAACAGGACGAAGATGGCGTGCCACAGGGCTTCGCCGGTCACCCAGCACCGCCGCGCGATGCGCGCCTGGCGCCAGTCGTTGTCGTAGCAGTAGGACGCGACGCGCTGGCACACGCGCTCGTAGTCCTCGCGCTCGTCCTCCGGACGTACGACCGTGTCCCGGAGCATCTGCGCGCGGAGCTCGAGCTCGTCGGCGAGCCGGGCGTCCGTGTCGCGGTCGACATTCGTCCTGAACTCGAGGACGCGCTGCGTCGACGGGCGCAGGTATGAATCGGTGGTTGCCATCGTGGCCTCCTTGTAGGTTGCGTTCACGGGCCGAACGATAGGCGAACAGCGGTGTTAGCGAAAGCCCCCGTCGGGCGAGATTCGCTAACAACGCGCGGAACTTTCCGCAAATAGCGGATTTTTCCGCAACGAAAAGCCCGGCCGATGGGCCGGGCTTCGTCGTGCAGGTGGTGGCGGGGCGCGCTAGAAGTTGATCTGCACCCACGCGCTGTAGCCCTCAGCAGCCAGCTCGCGCTCGAGCTTGACCGCCTGCCCGAAGTTGCGCACCGCGCGATACCAGCGCTTGCAGAGGTACCCGACCGGGCAGTCCTTCACGGTCCAGGCGACGGTGTAGTGGAGCCCGCCGTGCGCCCGTGTGGGCGTCGCGCTCACACCTGCGGCCAGGACCAGCGAGGTCAGGAGTGCCGCCAAGAGTGTCAGGATCTTCGTCTTCATGGGTTTCGCTCCCTTCGATGTTGCCTGTTGGCAACACGAATCAAAGCCGATCGCATCGCGGTGCGAAACACCCCGCCTGCCAAGAACTCCGCTATTTGCGGAAAAGTTGAGCCTGTGGGACGACTACTGTGGTTGTGTTACTTCGTCCGCCACGCCTTCTCCTTGACGTAGACCAGGCCGGACTGCGACCAGCGATCCATGATCGCCACGTTCAAGATCGGCCAGCCGCTTCGTCGCCCAATCCGGCGCGGAGACGAGCGATCACGGCATCCGTCGCTTCGCGTGTCGCTACCGCGATGGTCGCGTTGAGCCGAGTCTCCAGCCGCTTGACCTGAGATTCGAGCGCCTCGATCTTGCGCTCGCACTCTGCGACGTAGCCTTCAAGGTCGCTGAGGTTCACGCGGACTCACACTCCGTTGCCTTCGCATACGGGATCGCGAACTTGTCGCGCACGTCGTTTAGGTGCCTTGAGACGGCGGTGCGAGGGTCTTGACCCTCCAGGATCGCCATGTGGATCATCGTCTCGGCGGCGTAGAGAGCGCGGCCCACGTCCTGCGCCCCGGCGTCGTAGGTCGCCCACGCCTTGATCTCCGCGTCCTGCTTGCGGTTGGCCTGAGGCATCTTGTCGCGCAGCACGATCAGCCACATGCGGATCAGGAACCACCATGTCGGGCGGCGGCGGATGCCGTGCTCGTCGGTGAACCACCACCAGCGCCGACAGGACGCGAACGTTGCTTCCATGCGCCGCACTTTCTCAGTCACCGGAATATGCTCCTCTCTCAATACCGCGAGCGAACAAGATCGCGGCCACATCGGTTCCGTGCCACGTTCGCGTCTCGCCGTCCGGATGGATTAGCCAAAAGCCGCATTCGGGCGGCTCCGTCTTCTCGATCACGTAACCGTCCGGGGGAGCAAAGGTCGGGACAAGTTCATCCAGGGCCGCCAGCGCATCCTCGGCAACATCAAGTGGCCCGACCTGACCGAGCACCATCAAGGCGTACTCGATACGCTCCTGGGGAGCCTTCTTGTCCGGCAATCCATACGGATGATGCGGGCCGGTGTGATCTGCCGGTAGGTGGCACCGTGAGCCGCCGCGCATCGTGAACTCGCAACGATCAGCCTTCACGACGAACCCCCTTAAACGAACCAAAACGTGAGAGTCCACAGCGCGAGCAGGTCTCGCCCTCGACGCGCCCCAAGAATCTCCCGTCAAAATGCCAACGATGCCCAAACAAGCGGCAAAGAAGCACGTGAAACTTAGGCCCACGCATCGCGCATCTTCTCCAAACGATCAATCGCGCGCCCGATCCGACGCGCCTCCGTCGCAAAGGCATGGCCCTGAGAGTGGGCACGAAACTCGCTCATCCCATAGTGCTGGGCAGCCCGACGCTCACCCTCCGCTTCAAGCTGCACCAGCGCATCCCGGAAGGATGCGAACACCCCTTCGCGTCCCATCGGGCTATCGCTTGTCATACGGGTACTCCCTCGGTGCCGACGAGTCGAGGATCGGGCGCAGCGTGTCGCGCATTTCCATCAGGCGCGCCCTGAACGATTCCAGCCGTTCCGCCCTCGTCTCGGCCTCCTGCGCCATCTTCCGCGCAGAGTCCGCCTCAACCGACAGGTCGATGATCGTGTTGTCGAGAACAGCGAGCGTGTAGCGGGTGCTAGAGGTCTGCTCGATCATCGGCTAGCCTCCGCACAGAACAGGGATTCCATTCCCATCACGCTTTCGCCTCCTTGGCCAGCGCTTCGTTCACCAGGCGCCGGGCTCGGCTCGGTGACAGGTCCAGAGTCTCGGCGATGCTGTCAACCGATGCGCCACGACCGATGAGCTCAGCCACCTGCTTCGGCAGGCTGCCGCGGCGTCGTCCGCGCTTCACGCGTCGCTCGACGGCCGCGGCGCCCTTGAGGTTGACAACGAGGCCGTGCTCGGCCGCCACCTCGGCCACGCCTTCAGCGCCGAACCGGGCAGCGTGCTTCTCAAGAGCGGCGACCGTGGGCATCGGGCCTAAGTTTGCCCGAACATGCGTTCGAGCGAAAGGGCGCAAGAACCGACGCACGCGCGGCGCGCACATCGAGCAGTCCGGATAGCCACAAACCGGACGATCCATGCAGTACCTCCAGTCGGTGCTAGCGGTTGAGCCGACCAGGTGGTCGGGCTAAAAGTGGTCGGCGCTGGACGCTCCTATCCAGGAGGGACGATTTCGCCCTGCTCCTGCATGGATCCGCCTACGCGAGCGCGGCGACGGCCTCGGCCACGGCCTGTGTGTTCGATCCGCCCTTGGCTGCCCAGCTGGTAGCGATCCCGGCCTCGAAGACCAGCGGCACCTCGAGGTCGAAGCCGTGCTCGTGCTCGCAGGCGTGCACCAGCGTCGGCAGCATCTCGTCGGCCCAGCGTGGCCCACGTGCCCAGAGGATCTCGTCGTGCACCTGGAGCGCGATGCGGGCCTCGTCACGGCTGAGGAGCTCGCGGCACCGCAGCATGGCCCGGCGCACCACGTCGGCCGCTGAGCCCTGCACCTTCTGGCTCACCGCCTGACGCTCGGCCCGCGCCATCTTCTTCCACTCGGCACTGCCCAGGTCGGGCAGCTGCCGCGGTCGACCGGCCAGCGTGGTGACGTAGCCGAGCGCACGGGCCTCGGCGATGACCTCCTCGCGCCACTCGAACAGCCGCGGCACCGTGTTCTCCAGGTCGCGGAGCAGCGCATCGGCCTTGCGTGGGCCGTAGCCGCGCATCCCGGCGATCGCGAGCGTCTCGGCCAGTGTTTCGCCCTGGGCACCGTACTGCGACGACAGCCAGAGCAGCTTCATCAGGCCGCGGCCGGGGTTGTCCTTGCCCTCGGCACCTCCCCACGCATTCGCGGCGAGCACGCCGTAGAAGTCCTTGCCTGACCGGAAGATGTCGAGCATCACCGGGTCACGGCTGAAGTGAGCGGCGAGTCGGGCCTCCAGGCCACCGTAGTCTCCGACCACGAGATCGCCGACGAACAGGTAGCGCACCTCGCCGCTGACCTGCTGAAGGTTCGGCTCGCGTCCGGCCAACCGGCCCGACACCGTGCCCGACTGGTCGAACCGGCCGTGCAACCGGCCGTCGTGCTCCCGCGCGATCCAGTCTCGCAGGTAGCCGATGAGTTTCCCGGCGCGCTGGTACGCGATGAAGTCGGCGACCCACGGATCGCCACCGTGCAGCACGTTGAGCTTCTTGGCGCTGACCGATGGCCGCGCGTTCGACGAGGTGCGAGCCTCCTCGCGCTTGGTCCGCTTCGGCGGCGCCAGCCCGCGGCCATCCAGGGCCAGCGTGCCGTAGGCGTAGTCGCGGCCGACCTTGGTCACGTGGACGCCGGGTGGCGCGATGCTCTGGACTGCGGCCAGCTTGCGCTCGGCCGTCATGCCGTTGAGCCGTGGGATGTCGAACTGAACGTCGGCCGTCCAGACCTCCTCGTAGAGATAGCGGGCGACCTGGTCACCGCTGTTCGGGTTGAACCCGTCCCAGCCCGTAGCAGCGACGAGCCTCGAGCGCAGCGCGACGTGCGTCGCCTCCTTCTCGGCGAGCAACTCGGCGGCGCGCTCCTTGTTGAAGGGCAGCCCGTCCGACTCCATCTCGACGAGCAGGCGGGAGAATGGTGCCTCCTCCGCGAGGAAGTGTTCCCACTGGTCGCGCTCCATGAGCAGCGCGCGCAGGCATTCGTAGAGCTCGGCCGTCGTCTCGATGTCGGAGAGGTTGTACGCCTCCATCTCGTCCCAGGGCGCTTCCTCGATGGGGACGATCCCGGCCTTCGACGCGAACATGATCCGACCCTGACGCTTGCGGATGAGCTTCGGCGGCACGTAGCCGAGGTACTTCGCAGCCAGATCGTCCAGCCCGAGCTCCTGCGTGGCGTCCAGAAGCCACGCCATCACCTTCGTATCGTGGAAGTGGACGCCCTCGGCCAGCGCGGCGCCATCGAGCAACAGCCACCGCAGGTCGTAGTTTGTGTGGGCAACGAGCGTGGTGCCCGGCTTCGCCATCAGCATCCTCGCCAGCGTCCTTCCCTTGGCCGGGTGGTGGACGTTGTGCCCGATGCCGACGCAGACGAGGTCGTGGCGCCACGGCTCGTTGCCTGTCGTCTCCACGTCGAGGACGGTGTAGTCGCTCACTTTGCCTCGCCGGTCCCGCTGCACGAAATGCAGCGTTCGCCGTCCGGCCCACCGATGCCCGTCGCGTGGCAAGCCTCGCAGGGTCGGACGTCATACGGACAGAAGTGGTCGCTCCAGTCGGCGTCGCGTCGGTACTCGCCGCAGATACACACGACCATGCGTCCGTCCGAGCGATGGCCCTGGCCGTACTCGTCCCACTCGTCGACGATCACGCGTCTCACCGCAAGAACAGAGCGCCGGTCGCGACGAGGTACATGATCTGCGCGATGGCAAGGCGCTTGTCGCCGTCCTGCCAGAACCCGATGGCGAGCGCCACCATCGTCGCCATCTGGATGAGCGCGATGATCTTCATGCGTCCCTCCGGGCTTCGTAGGCTGCGAGGTAGTCGGCGATGCGCTGCGCCTCGGCAGCGGTCATCCGCGAGTTGACGCGGCGGTGGTTGCAGTAGGCGCAAAGGACGCCGCGGACGGTGCGGGCGCGCTCCTCGGCCGGGAGCTTGGCCCACATCGGCACGTGGTCGTGGTCCGTGTTGAGTTTGAGGTGGCGTGCCGCCTTGCGACAGATCGGACACTTCCAGCCCTGCGCCGCGAGGAGCGCGAGCCAGTCGTCAGCCGTCAGGCCGTATCGGCGCAGCGTTGTCTCGCTCGGTGGCCTGACGCCTTGCCGAGCGGCCTCCGCGATGAGCGCGCTCACCCGGCGTCTTCCCAGCGCGGCTGCTTGCCTCCGACCCACCCGAGCGCGAGGCCGCGGATGTCGCCATCCGTCACGTCCTTGATCTCGCCGGTTAGGTGGAACGGATTGGCGAACCGCGCGGCCTTCTTGTTCTCCATGGTGAACCGGGCCGACTGCCCCGGACGCCACTCGCCCGCCTTCTGCATGAGGATCGCCACGTCGACCTGCTGGCGCTTCGCGCTGGCGTCGCGCGGCTCGTCCTTCTGCATGTAGCCGGTGTGGTCGATGAGGACCACGGAGCAGCCGACCTCGTGCATGAGGTGCCGGATGCGCCGGGCGAACTCGATCGCCTTGGCGTTGCCGTCCTCGGAGCGCGAGTTGAAGGCATGGCTGTAGGTGTCGATGACAATCACGTCGGCACCCCACTCGCGCTCCCGCTTGACCATCGCGGCCAGCTGCCGCGCGTCGTTGAGGTCGATCGGCTCGTTCGTCAGGCGGAACGTGCTCTTGTTGGGACGCCATCGCCGGAGCCGGTCGCGATCGGTGTGCGGCGGATTCTCCAGCGAGTAGAACGAGCAGCGATGGCCGCGGTGCGACAACTCGGTGCAGATCGCGAGCCAGACCATCGACTTCGACGCCTCGGTCGCGCCGTACACGAGCACGTACGCGTTCTTCGGGAGGATCGGGTGCGCGTAGAACGGAAGCTCAGGCTCGTCCACGTCCCAGTCGACCCAGAAGCGGGCCTCGGCTTCCGCGGGCGGGGCACCGGCTGCCATGGGACCTACGTCCGACGCACCCGGAGTGTCCAACCCCCCGCCCGCAGACTCGGCAAACGCTTCGATGTCCATCCGCTCGTGCGGTGGCGGCGCCTGCCGTGGTGCCTGGGCGCCCGCCTTCCAGCCGGACTCGATCGTGCCGCGGGCCTCGTCCAGCCCCAGCCCGATGCGCGGTGCCGCCTCGGTCAGCGCCTTGAGCGCGGCCTTGCGGCTGATCTCGCCACCTGCGGCCAGCTGCGACAGAGCGAACGCGGCACGGTTGAGGCTGTTGTTGCGATCACCCTCGGGCGCCGTGATGAGACGGCCCATCTCGCGCTCGAGCGCGGCCATGCCGTAGGGCGTGCCTTCCTCCCACGGGAAGAACTTGGCCTCGCTGGGCTCGCCCGCCGCGGCTTCGGTCTCGGCCTCGTCGACCGCGATCTCTTCGAGCAGCCAGTCGGGTGCGTCGACCTGGCCATCGCGGATGAGCGCGTAGCCGGGAGAAGGCGGAACGACGACGTAGCCCTTGCCCGCGCGCTTGATGTCGATGCCTGGGCCCAGCTTGGCCCGCAGCGCCGCATCCTCGGGGACGTTGAAGTAGTAGTGGAACCCACCGCTCTTGGTCCGCACGACGCGGGTCGGCGGAAACGTGCGGCCGTTCTCCTTGAAGAGCTTGAGCGTGTCGCTCCCACCGTTGCGTGGGTCGACATCGATGATGACCGTGCCGGGCGAGACAGCGGCTCCGATCATGGAGCCGCCGTCCCAATCCCACGCGCGGATGACCTCCGGCTTCGTGGTTGCGTCGTAGAAACCGTTCGGCGTCCGCGGCGATTTGTCCGGCCCGACCGGGAACACGCGGAATCCCTGGGAGGCGAGCTCCAGGGCAGCGTCGGTCAGGTCGCCCATTACGGGTGGTAGCTCTCGGCGCGGGCGCTGCCGGTCCAGGGCTTGGTCGGCCCGAGGACGCCGCGGCGGAGCATCTCGGCACGAAGCTCGATGTGCTCGCGCACGTCGCCGATGACCCGCTTCTTCGTGGCCTCGATGCCGTGAGGGAGCAGCATGTTACCCGCACCCCACGAGGCCGTGTTCATCTGCACCTTCGGGTGCTTGAGCTCGTACATCGCGCCGAGGTTCTCCATGGACTTCGAGATCCCGGAGGCCCGGACGTAGTCGAGCTTCGTGTCCTGGGTGTCCTTCGGCCCGAGTACGGGCAATCCGAGCCGCTCGCAGGCACCGTTGAGGAGCGGCAGGTCGAAGCCGCGGATGAAGTGACCCGTGACCAGGTCGGCCTCGTCGTACGCTGCCCGGAACTGCTCCAGCATGGCCGCTTCTTCCTCCAGGACGAGCGAGCTCCGATCGCTCTCGCCGATGACGGCGACGTAGATCGGTGCCTTGAGGCCGATCCACTTCCACGCGATCGCGGTCGGCTGCTTCGTGACGAAGTCGCCTCCGTACCACGCGATCGGACGGCACTCGACATCGAAGTCGAGGATGCGAACGCGCCGCTCAGTCGCCAGCTGCATCGGCCAGCACCGAGGCGACCGTGTCGTTGGTGAGCTTCTTCAGGTCACCGTTCGCGTACGCAGCCTCGAACTCATCGAGCGTGTCCGGCAGCACGGCGTTGATCTCCTCATCCGCCGCCAGCGAGTGCTTGAGCCGAATGACCGTGCGCGTCGTCTTGGTGAGCGCGGCCTGCTTCAGCTCCTTCTCAGTCTTCTTGCGCATGTGACTCCAGTTGTTGGAGCAGCGCACGCTTCTCCGCGATGCGCTTCCGCAGGCGACGTTGTGAACGCGCCCGGTTGCGGGCTGGGGCGTGGCGGTGGTAGTAGCGCCTCCACCGCGCACGCTCCGCCTCGCTTGGCACTACGCCTGCCTGATCAGGATGGCGCGGCCGACCTTCTCGAGCTTGACCTGCACCGGCTGCGCGTCGTCGCGGGCCAGGTACGCCTGCATCTGGATCAGCATGCGGTCGCGGGACTCGACGCCGCTCTCGACGTTGCCGTCGTCGTCGCGGGTGACCTTGGCGAATCCGAGCTTGCGCTCCGTCTCCTCGCCAGACTCGGGATCGGGCACCAGCGCGAACACGGCGAACCGCGGGCCGTACCTGTTCTCGTCGTCGTCGACCACGTCCGTGATGGTGATCGGGATGCCCTGCTCCATCAGCACGGCCTTCTCAGACGCGGAGACCCAGTCCCCACCGGATCCGCCGATGTCTACGTACTCGTCGAAGAAAGAGCTCAAGTGGCTCCGTCCTTTCTGTTAGTGCTGGCGCGGCCTAGAGGACCTGCGCGACGATGTCGAACGAATAGAGCCCGGCAGCGCGCAGCGCGTCGCCGAGTGCTTCGTACACCGGATCTTCGTGGTCGCCTGACTCAGCGTTGCTGTCGAATTGACCGACCGTGTCGACCAACTGGAGAGCCTGGTAGACGTAGTGCGCTTCCGCAAGGCTGAGCTCCAGCGTCACGGTGTGCTCCACCGGTTGAACCGGCTCGATCGTGGCGGTTGCCATAGTGCTCCTCGGGAAATGGCGCGGTTAGCCGCGCGGGTTGAAACGCTTGGAAAGCGTCTTGTCGCGCCGGGCCTCGTAGACCGTCTTGGCGACCTGCGCGAGCTCCCAGCCGCGCTCGATGTCGAGCTCGTGCACGGTGCACTGGCCCTTACCGGCCGGAAGGTGGACGATCAGCGCGGTCTGCCGGTCGACCGGTTCGCGTGGATGGACCTTCCCGGTTGCCACGTCGAACGTGTGGTCCGCGTTGGCGTAGATGCCGAGCTGGATCGAATGCTCCAGATGGGAGAAGTCGACCGTCCCACCCGTCTTGATGTCCAGGATGACGGGCAGGTCGAAGCCGGGCGCCTTGACCAGCCGGTCGTACGTGCCAGCCACGCCGAGCTCGGTGTTGACGACGATCTGCTCCGCACTGAGAACCTCGAAGCCGTAGGCCCGCTGCATCTCCCGGTACGCCTTGATGTCAGCGGCGTAGGCTGCGGGGATGGCGGGCAGCTGGCCGCGGTCCAGCAGTTCGGTGAACGTGTGGACGGCCGTGCCGATGTTGGCCTTCTCGCCAGCCTTGGCCGCGTCCTTGGCCTCCTTGGCGATCTTGTCGAGCCGCTTCTTGTCGTCGTAGTCCGTCGTGCTTTGGACCGACTGAGCGAGGACAACGAGGTCGTCACGGCGCGACAGCCCGAACACGACCATGCGCTGCGCCCAGCGCTCCAGCCCGAACCGATCCGGGAGGACGCCGGACAGCGTCGTGGCCCGCGTCCACTCCCTGTCCTTGCCCGTCATCGGGTCGGGGATGATGTACCGGCCGTAGCGGTCGCGACGTGGCTCGGTGCGCGGAGAGAACTCCGTCACAGCTGCCCTCCGAGCTCGACGTAGCGCTCCAGGAAGCGGGCCTCGGCCGCAGACGGTGCCCAGCACTGGCAGACCGGCGTCTTCGGCGGTGGTCCGGCCATGATCGCGCCGAGGTGGGGGACAAGCTGATGCGCCTCGCGCTTCAGCATCGCCTCGTCCGCTGCCTTGACCTCGCGGGACATCGGCGGTGGCGCCAATCCGAACCGCTCGGCGATCGCCTGCTCCAGCTTGAACTCGGCCTCGAGGTAGACCTCGCCGAGTCCCGGCGCCTGCTTGACCGGCCGGGCCAGGTCGCTGAGATATGCCTCGCTCGCGTCGTGGAGCAAGCAGTCCAGCGTCTTCGTGATGCGCGACGCCAGGACGCAGTGCTCGGCCACGGAGTAGAAGCGCAGGGTGTGGCCTGTCCAGCGGCACTGCTGGGCCAGCGAGTGCGCAATGGCCCGGATGTCGATGTCGGCCGGGTCGGGGTTGAGCGGCTCGATCGTGCCGCCTCCGTAGGTGAAGATCGTGGCCGGACTGCTACGGAGCAGCCCGTCCGCACGGAGTGGCGCGTTCAAAGGAGCACCTCGGTGACGAGTCCCGCAACCATGTTGCGTACGGCACGGTCAAGCCAGGCGAAATCGTCGTCGCGCCTGTCGTTGAGGAGGAAGTAGTCGACGAGATCGTCAGGCAGCGGCGCCTCCGACGCATGCCCGTCGCCCGCCTGCTCGACCTCGGGCGGACCGATGACGCGAACGACGATCCCGCCGACGTCGCGAACGCGCTGCGCCTCGTTCTCGAAGCGCACGTCGGTGACGACGTAGAGGCCATCCGCGTATGGCTCCGAGCCGAGGAATGCGGGCAGCGGCAGCGCCGCGTCGAGCCAGAAGTCCTCGCCGAACACCTCGCGGTGCGCCTCGGTGCCGTAGCGCTGGAGGAATGTGCGAACCGTCTGGTAGTGACCGACGATCGCGTCGTCGATCATCATCCCGACGGCGACGGTGGCGTGGGGGTCGTTCTTCCACCGTTCGAGGTCCTCGATCGTGCAGCCGATGAGCGCCGCGGCGGACTGCTTGAGCTTCGCCGCGAAGCTGACCTCGACTACAGGCAGCGGGGAGTAGACGGCCAGCATCTTGGCGACCGCGTTCTTCCCGGCCTGCTTCTTGCCGGTGAGCCCGATGACCATCGGGCCTAGAAGAAGCGCTGGGTGTACGAGCGGCCGGTCTTGATCGCGATCCTTGCAGCGATGCAGAAGATGGCGAGCTGAAGAGAGACCAGGGCTCCGCCGACGATGACGAGGATCTCGCCAACCGTGTGGGCCGTGCCGTGTGTGACCAGCATCAGCGCGATGCCGACCAACAGTGCGATGAAGGTCATGCCTTCTCCTTGAGGGGTGAAGAGCTAGGCGCCCTGCTCGGCGTTGATGCCGAGCGCCGCGCCCGCACGCTTCTCCTGGAGAGCGAGCCTGCGCTCGTTCTCTTCAGCGAGCGAGCCGCACTTGACCATCTCGGTGCGGTAGTAGCTCACCACGCTGATGCGCTCGCAGCCATAGGCAGGCTTGCGGAGCGATTCGCCATTCTCGGTGCAGATGATCGGCGTGTTGCCGTGCCACTCGTGGGCGTCCATGAGGAGCACGTCGCCGTTCTGCATGTCGGCGGCCACGCCGTACTGCGGGAACGTGAGCCAGCCTCCGGTGAACTCGCCGCGGCGAATGCAGCCCAGCGTCGAGAACCCGGCGTCCAGATCTCCCTTGTCGGTATGGATGCCGGTCGGGTAGGTGTTGTTGACCGTGATCGTGGTGAACGGCGTGCCCTTGATGATCCACTCAGGCTGCGTCTGCTCGGCCTGGGCCAGCTGCACGGCGTAGCGATCGGGCACGTGCTCCTTGAAGAGCTCGGCGATGCGCTGGAAGTAGGGGAGTAGCGACTCCCACGACTCGACCTGCTGCGCGGTGAACGCGGTCAGCCGACAGAACTGCTGCGGACCAGCCGGGTCGAAGCTGCCGAGGATCGACGACATCACGGGTGGTGCCGTGGAGCGCTTCCGATGCTCGGCCTTGATCCGGTCGCCACCGCCCGCGAGCCCGCGGTTGTTGGTGACCATGCGGATCTTCGAGAACTCCTCGTAGCAGGCGTCCCCGATCTCACGTGCGGCGCCCGGCAGGTATACGAGCAGCGGTTTGCCGTTCGGCTTCAGCACGCGCGCCGGGCCAGCGAGCTTGAGGTTGATCATCTCCGGCGTGACGGCCGCGCCCTTGTACTTGTCGGCCCACTCGTCGCTCCGCTTCGTGCGGATGCGGTACTCCATGAAGTCCATCGCCTAAGCGAGCTTCCTCAGCGCCGGGTAAGGGTCCGCCTTACTGGTCGATTTGATCGCCGCGTTGAACTCCCCGCCCAGCCAGCTGGCGAGGCCACATCTGTCAGCTTGCTTGCGAATCTCGCTCTCCGGGAACTTGAGCGTGACGGTGACCTCGATTTCGCGATCGACGGGTTCAGTCGGGACAGGCTGCATCTTGATCATCGGTGTCTCCTCGGGGTCGTGAGCAGGATCTCGTTGGGACGCCTCGGGTTGTCGCGGATGAGGCCGGGCCACTTGTCCTTGAGGTAGGCGATCGTGGCCTGCTCGAGCTCGGCCGTCCGCGCAGCGACTGCGCCTCCAGCGTTCGTGTAGTGCGAGAAGCTCGGCGCGATGTAGTCGCAGCGCGCCGCGCCTCCGTACGTCGCCCAGTGCTGAAGCGTGAAGTCGTAGTCCTCCTTCAGCCTCAGGTTCGGATCGAACCGGAGCTCGGTCGGGCGGACCATGATCAGGTCGCCGACGATGAACTTCCGGGTGCTGATGCCGGGCTTTGCGAAGTAGAGGTTGTCGGTCGGCGAGCAACCGCAGAGCGCGAGGCCCGTCTCTTCAAGCGCCTCGTCCATCTCGGCAAGCGCCCAGGCCAGCGTGCCTTCGTTCTTGTCGAGTGGGACGAATGCTGCACCGTCCTCCAGGTTGTTGATCTTCTTCAGGTCGTCCGACAGCTGGACGCAGGCGAGCTCGCCGCGGTTGAACGTGGCATCGAGCGCCGCGTTCCGCGCGCCGACCAGCGAGCCAGGGTCGGGAACGACAACCTCGGCGCCTGCGTCCAGGTAGCGGTGGACATCAGCGTGAGGGACCAGCCACGTGTGGTCAAGCCCGTCCAGATGCGGAGCGAGCTTCGCCACCGCGTCCGGTCGCCCGGCGCTGATGATCCAGATGAGGTAGCGCATCAGTCCAGGGCAGCGACGGCCTCGGTCACGGCGCGCCGCACCGTGGCGACCACCGTCGTCGTGCCGTATGCCTTCTGAAGCTGAGCCACTTCCGCGCCGAACTCCTGCGCGGCGCTGACCGTCATGAGCATGACGACGTCGCGCATCGGCTCCTGCTTGACATGGCTCGTCAAGCCGCTGCCGCCTGTCGGCTTCGCAGGCTCCTGCTGCACCTTCTGGACCTCGCCCGTCTCGGTGCCTTCGACCGTCGTCGCTCCGAGCGCGTCGCCCAGGCTCTCGACGTAGTCCATGTCGTAGCCGGTGCCGTCCAGGTCGAGCAGCCCTTCGAGCGTCTCGTACAGCTTCGCCTGGTCGTAGTTGGCCCGATCGCTCAGCCGGTTGTCCGCGAGCAGGTACGCCTTGGCCGTCTCGTCGTCGATGTCGAGCACGACGGCCGCGATCTCGTCCCAACCGAGAGATGCGGCTGCCTCGCGGGTGTGGTTGCCCGCCACGACGTAGCGGGTCGACGCCTGGACGACGATCGGCTTGACCTGACCGAACCGCTCAAGCGACTCGGCGATCGCACTCACGTCACCGACGCGCGCGTTGTCGGGATGCGGCTGGACATCATCGATGCCCAGCCGCTCTACGGTGAGGTTGCTCATTCGTTCGGCCTCTCGATCCTGTAGCCCACCTGCGGAATGACGTTGAAGAGGGCAAGGCCTCCGCCCATGCCTTCGCATTTCGAGACGACGAGCTCGGGCTCGCTCGCCGGACGCTCGTCAAGCGCCATCTCGACCGCATGGGCCAGCCCGCGAGCGTCGTACGTGCCCTGTGGCCACCAGTTGAAGTCGCCTGACCGCCCGGTTCGGCGGTAGACCGTGTATCCCTGGTAGCTCATGCGTCGAGCTTGGCCAGGGCGCGCTTGAACCAGCTGAGCGCCCGCTTCGGCGTCATGCGGTTGACGCCCACGTCGAAGTCGTTGAGGGCATAGACGAGCTCCTCCTTAGCGCCGATGACGCTGGTGTGATAGTACTCCGGATCGGCCTCGGCGTTGGCGAGGATCTCCCGCTTGCGGGCCAGCGTGCCCGCGGCGCCGGGCGGTGCCTGCGCCGTGTCGACAAGCAGGTCGAGCGCCTCCAACGCCTGCGGCGTCCACTCGCCGTCGCTCGGGTAGGACAGCGATGCCCAGGCCTCGCCGTACGGATTGATCCTGATCTCGACGGCTCCGCTGTTCAGCTGGAGCAGCCCGAGCGCGCAGCCCATCGGCTTCGGGCCTTCGGTAACCTCGCAGAGATCGCCGCACGACCAGCGCCCAGCCTCGATGTCCTTGATCGACTCGGTGAGGATCTTGCGGGTCGACGCGACCTTCTTCTTCGTTGCGGTGGTCATGCCACTCCTTCCGTGTTCGTGCCGTTGCCAGAGTCGGTGCCTTCGACGGTCCACTCGCGGATGCGCTCAACCACGGAGCGCTGCGGCGGGTCGTGGTGCTCGTCGCCGGGGTCCCGGTTGCTGATGACCTCCGGGGAACTCGGCGCCCACGCGATCGTCGGCGTGCCGTCCGTGCGGATCACGACGGCCTCAGTTCGGTCGCGATGCGGTCGACCTCGCCGTAGGCGCACTGCGCCTCGCGATGACGGCCGATGGTGCTGGCCGCTTTCTTGATGGACGCGGCGTAGTCCGGGTGCAGCTTTTCGAGCGTTGCTTGCAGACCGTCCTCGATATCGCCGCGGACTCCTTCGGGCGAGCCCGACCCGTTGCGGTAGTGGAGGATGTAGAGCGCGGCGAACTCGGGCACGGTCAGCGTCAGGTGGACGCTCTGCTCCGGCCGCGCGGTGACAGCCTCGGTGACCTCGCTTATCAAGATGCCTCCTTCGAGCGGCGCTTCTCTGCCGCGTAGTAGGCGCGCTCCTCGGGCGGCAGCGCCGCCAGACGCTTCTCCTCCTCGAAGAAGGCGCGCCACGTCTGCCGTTGTAGGAATCGCTCGCGCCGACGCAGCCGACGCCGCTTCGAGCGGCGCTTCTGCGTCTTCGGTCCATGGCCAGGTGGCCGTCGCTCCTGCCGCGCGCCGATGTGTCCCAGAACTGACAGCACGTTCGGCGGTGGCGGCAGAAGGTGATCCTCGTCGTCCTTCTCCATCAGGACGCCGAACACCGCGCTGAGCTTCTCGACGCCGCGGGCATGCCGCGCCCGCGCGATCTTGGTCGCGCGCTCGTCGATCGGCCGAGTCATGCGTTGACTCCCTTCAGCGCGCGAGCACCGAGCCGCGGCCACACGCGACGACAGCCGACGCGAACGCACATGAAGACCTCGCGGAGGTACGTCGGGCTCCGATCCGGCTCGACCATCAGCGCTTCGGTTTCAGCACCGCAGTGCGGACACGGTGGGCAGACGTCGACCTCGGGATCGGGGACCCAGCGAAAGACGGTCATGCTGCGGCCTCGCGCTTCCGCTGCCGCTCGTCGCGCTCATCGGCACGCTTGGCGCGCGCCAGCGCTCGGGCGACGGAGCCGGAGTCGATGCCCGTCTCGCGGGACACGTGGTCCACGGCGGCGCGGTGCTTCATGCCCTTGGCCCGCGCGTTGAGGTAGATCAGCTGGAGGTCGGTCACAGGCCAGCCACCT